ACTCCCAGTAATGATGCCCCTTGAACAACAGGGTTGCTTACTGCTCTAAGCACGCTCTGTATTGGTGCGGTAACATTATCAATGATTCCTATGGTGGCATTAAAAACAGAACCGGCCCAAGACTCTGCTTTGTCCCTGGCCGAATCAATGACTGGAGATGCCTGATCGTCAGCTCCGATTTCTGCGTCACCGGACATGCCATCGAAATTTTCGACAGCATCTTGTGCCGCTCGCACCACCGGTGTTGCGCCATCGTCTGCACCAATTTCAGCATCTCCAGAGCTTCCATCGAAGTTTTCTACTGCGTCCTCTGCCGCTCGTATAACAGGAGTAGCTCCATCATCAGCCCCAAGCTCTGCGTCACCAGATTGTCCGTCAAAATTCTCAACAGCATCACTGGCCGCATTTACTACTTGGGTGGCAGTGTCGTTGGCTCCTACATCCACATCTGCCGCCGAACCGTCCAATGCGCTAACCTGGTCTTCAACCTGATCGACAATCTGACTTGCCGTATCATTGGCTGAAATCTCCACATCTGCTGCTGTTCCGTCCAGGCTTTCAGTAGCACTCGACAATCTGTTGATTGTTCCAGATGCCTGATCGTCAGCAT